GTCTGTTTATTTTTGTAATTGTAATAATTCACTTTTAGTAAACATTTTTTTTAATTCGTCTATTCTATTGGGTGTCAATTCCATTTGATTGGTGGAGTTACCCTCGCCATCAAATATTTTTATACTGAAACCGTATTTAGTTGTTTTAAGTTTTTCAAACTGTCCCTGTAAATAGTCAGCACTGTTTTTAAAACCTAAGTCATCTTGATTAGACATTTAGAACTCCATTTGTTTGTTTGTGTGTGACTTTATAAAAAAAGTCTCAAAGCCTACTTAATAAATAGGCTTCAAGTCTGTTTTTAATTTAAGATATTCAAAGGGTCATATTTAACAATTAATCTGACTTGCTTTTCATAATCTCTCTTAGCAGTAAAAATTAAATGAAAATTATATAACAACCTTCTGATTGATAATTTAAGCATACGCCCCCCATTCAGTAACATCTTTTTTTTTACAATCATTCTCCACTACGCAATGAATTTCTAAAAAATCCAAACCTTTTAGACCTTTTGAAATCCACCCTTTTTTTAGCATTACATTACTAGCCGATTGTATAAATTGGTCTCCATAACCATATTGAAATGGTGCTAAAATCAATTCATTGTTAGCAGTGTTTAATACTTGTGCGGAGTGGTATGTGTTGCCGTTTGCTTTGTCTCTCCATTTTTTAGCATGGATTATATATTTAATCATTAAGACCTCCAAGTGTTTGGATTGTCATTCGTAGTCTCATAAGAAATATTATCACTGTTTAAATCTTCAAGTTTATATAAACCGCAATCAATCTTTTTTAATGTTTCTTTTTTAGTCTCATTTAGAAACTCATTACGATACTTACTAGTCGTTGTTGAGTAATCCCAAAATTTACTATCAAGAAATGTTCCGTCAAAATTAACTTTACAAATTATTGAATTATAACTTTGAAAAAACGTGTTTCCTAAGTCGTCATCAATAACAAATTGATTGGCTATCTTGTTACCCTTTCGGCTTGTCATGTTTTTTACTTTCATAGTTTACTCCATGTGTTTGTTTGTTTCGGACTGAAATTCTATGTCCTCGTCAGTGACGTATTAAACGCCATACAAACAAGCTGTCCGTAACATCACACAAAGTGACCGCTTACAGCTTCGGAGGACTTTCCACACACCTTTTAGACAACTAGCCCAGATATGGAAAAACTCGAAATTCTCCTGCCTGTGTGTGGCTCTAAGTTTTTGTATGTAGATAAAAACCAGTAAAAATAATTAACTATTTATCTATATAGCTATGATAGTACGGATTACAAGAACTAAATTAATAATAATTAATAATAATTTAAAGAAAGTTAAATAAGCCTTATTTTATGCTATTTATGGGATAATATAGGATATTATATTAATATATAGGATTATCCCATACAGAATTGCTGTAGATGTACGGATAGTTGACTACTGTTATTGTTTGTCTTTGGTGTGTCTTCTATGGAGGTATTACTAATGTAGTAATAACAATGAATGCTTATGAGGTGGGCTTGTGGTGTGCGTGTGGTTACTTTAAGAGATACCCAGAGAGATACCCAGAGAGATACCCAGAGAGATACCCAGAGAGATACCCAGAGAGATACACAGTGGTTTTCTTTTTGTTTTCTCTATGATGGGAACTTTTATAATTATAATTACAATGACCTTGTGTGTGCGTTCAGTCTTTGGTGTGGCTGTGCGTGGCTGTGTGTGGCTCTGTGTGTGGGCTTTGCGTGTGTCTGTGCGTGATACTTAAAGAATGCGTGTGCGTTGGCCTGTGCGTGATACTTAAAGAATGCCTGTGCGTTGGCCTGTGCGTTGGCCTGTGCGTTGGCCTGTGCATTCTCTCTTACTACCGGAAACCAGTTCAAGTAAAAAAACAGACTAGCAGAAGCATACGCATAAATTAAAAGAATACGCCCACACCACGCATAAACAAAGGATATACTATCCTATGCTGTGAAAAAATCCGCTTAGCGTCTATCTTTTTGGCTTTCTGTGGTGTTTTTTGTGTGGTCTATGGGGGAAACTCATCTTCTCGTAGAGACGAATACCCTTTCATATTTTTTCTTCAAACAAATCGCTATTTCAAACTTACCCTGCTCTCGGCATCTCTTAATGATACTCTTTAGTCTAAACACAAAGGCAGTTTTCCTATCCAACTAGAGACTTCCCATACGTTCACTCATACGCATAGCCCTCTTTGGTGTCTGCGTTGCCCATCTACTGTCTAACATTTCCTCACTAGCAACCTTATAGTCACTCTCTTGGAGTGCTTTAAGCATACCTTTGAACTTGGAAACACCATAACTACCCATCTGATAACACATCTCAACTACTATATTTCTAGCATTATCATTTATGTTGGGACATAATATTAATAATTCATCTGCACCACTCACTGCTTTAGCAAAGTCTCTCTCAAATAACTTAGTCCACCCTGCCATGTCTGTAGGTGCATCTTCACCTTCTAACATTTTGTGACCATAGCCACCTGTAGAAAATCCTAGAGTGTCTTTGTAGACTTCCATTCTGAAGCCTTCTTCTTTTTTAATCTCAGCTTTAGTTTGTTCTATATCCATCTTTCCTTCTTCTGTTGTCTTCCAGTTGTATGTTCCATAAAATGTTCTAAATCTTTACTTAACAAGTCATCTTTGTGTTGACTGTAAGATAACTGTTGGTCTCTATCTAATCGTGTTACCCAATAGTTTGCACAGATAGCTAATGCGTCTATGGCATCATCATGTCTTAGTGAACCTCTATCTCTAGTTAACCTTGTCATCTGTCTAAACAACTGATGGTCAGGTTCATTCTTGAAATCTTCATTAATTAATAAATCATCTATGACTAATCTGTGACTATTCATTAAAGGCTCTAAGGTATCTATGATACGTTTCTCCTTTTGGATATTGTGTCTAACTTCCTCTATCTCACAGGGGTGTATCTTAGCCATGATAGGTTTAAGTAATTGTGTAGCCATACCATCACCAAAGTTACTCTCGATAACCACATAGTTGACGTTATGTTTTCTAGCAATGTGTGATAGTTGAGACATAGTATTGTCTGAATATCCACCTTCTAGTGAACCCACAGCAGTTAAATATAATACTCCATGAAGCATTTTTAATACTGCATAAGCTGTCTTGTCTTCCCCTCTACCTGATGGGTCAATAGACATACACGTGCCTTCAAATTTTGTAAATTCCTCAGACATATACATAGGGGCTACAAAGTAATCTCCTTTAAGTCCTACGTTAGGTATATCTGGGTCTATAGCTTTTATTTGTTCTGGTGATGAAGCCCACTGTATTTTAGCAGGTGCTTCTGTCCAAGTTGAACAACCTGAAGCTACTATTAAATCATTTAGTTTAAGAGGGTATCTATTTGCATCAGACAAACTTGTATCTAACATAAATTGTAAGTTAAAGCCTGAACGACCATAAGAAGATAATCTTTCCATTAAATCTACTCCATCAAATCTTTGTGGGTCTGTGGGGTCTCCTTCTTTACCTACAATGATGTCAGCAAGTTTATCTCCGTAACCTACTGCTTGTGTTTTAGTAGGTACTAATGCTGTCCATATCTTTGTCTTAAATCCTCTTTCTTCTAAAGTATTATATAATGACATCTCATTTTGAGGTGTACCTAGAAATATAATTCTTCCTACATCTGGTTTAATAATTGCATCAAATTCTTTTACAGTTTCACTTAATCTATCTCTCATAAGTTGCGTTTGGGAGTTATTGGCACTCTCAACGTCATCAGCAATAATTAAATCTGCTCTACTACCTGTCATCTGTCCTGAGATACCCATAGATTTAACTGAGGGTGCATGTGATGCAAACGCAGGGGCTACATCAAAACTTATCTTTGAATGTCTCTGGTTATCTCTAGGTATTAGGTGAGATAATAAAGGCATCTCTCCAATTAGTCTCTGTGTAAATGTACTGAAATCATCAGCCCTACTTTTAGAGGCAGAGACAACTAAAATGTTTCTCTGTGGATTTAATAATAATTGGTGTACGACAAACGCAGACGTAATCCAAGATTTACCTACACCTCTGAATGCTTCAATAACTAATCTCTTATGAGGAGTTTGTAAGTAATCTGCTATATCATACTGTATTGGTGTTGGTTCAGGTAAGTTTAAATGCTTCCAACATAAAAATAAAAAGTTTTTAAAGTTCTTTAATCTTGCGTCCATTATTTATCCTTGAATTTTTTAATACTATCTTTTAAATCTTTACTAAAAGAAGCTAAAGGGTCAGTTGTTCTCTCTTTAGTCTGTCGTCTTGCTTCTTTATAAGAAGCGGCTAATTCATCATTTTCTTTTTGACCAAATAACTTTTCTTTTTTATTGTCCATCTGTATCAAACGGTATGTCATCAAGAATGTTGTCTTCCTTCTTAGTCAAAGGTTCTGTGCTGTAAGTTTTACAAACTTCTAAACACACTTTCATTTCTGATGCTGTTAGTTCTTCACCTGATTTTAATTTGTTATATGCGTGAGTTACTAATAACTCTGGTAACTCTTTTACAATGTCTGCTAGTTTAACATCTGGCATTATTTACCTTGACTGTTGTATTTTTTGAAACTTCTCTTCTCGTCTTTGTTTAATTTCTTTTTGTGCCGCCCAATGCTTTTCTTCGTAATTTTCTGATAATCACTTGTCGTCTGTTTCTTTGCCATTGTTTTTGATATCCTGAAAAAGCCCAATCAATATATTTATTGAAGAGCCACTTAAATGGGTTCATAGGGAAACCTCTGGTTAATGTTTATTAATAGGTAATAGTAGCAGTAATTAAAGTTAGCCAAAAAATGACTAAAAGTCCGTAAACTACTGATTTTATTATATTATTCACGATTACACTTGTTCAACTTCTTGACATATAAATTTAGTTGCTACTTTGTTATCGTTAACAAATTTATCTTCTTGTGACATCACTAATTGCCTAGATATTTCTAATGCCGCAATGGTACATGCTTTCCATGAATTGTATTGTTGTTTTATTTCTTTTGGAGGTAAGCATTCATTATTAATAAAAGAACATAAAAATATTATTAATGTAAATTTCATTTCTTTTTTCTATTTTTACATTTACATCTGGGTGCAAATAGATTGCCTATCCATGCAAAAGTATTATCTATTCTTCCAAAGAAACTTAATAAAATTTTATCAATCATTATTCTAATATTAATTTCTTAATTGATTTTTCACCTAAATAAATCTCTGTTTCTGCTTTAGATTTAATACATTGATACTGTACGTTTTTATTATAAACTCTACTAGCAATTCTTTTTCCTTTAAGACACACACTCATTGAGGGTTGTATTCTATGCTCTTTGATTTCGTTGTTAACTATCATTAACAAAGCTACTACTACTTCAATCATGGCTACTATTACCGTTACTTCTTACTTTATCTTTAAGTATTTCAATTTGTGCTAAAATTTTATCTACATC